CAGCCGGACATCGCCCTTACAGCTGCTTTCTATAATCCCAACACATGGGAGCCGGTATGCCCGGTAAAGGCTGCTGGTGAGGTTCTATTCGAGGATCCTGTTTACAACTACCGCGCTATTGCGTGGAATATCGGTCCCGATGCAGTCCCCGTGCTGGTGCCGCCCGGCGGAGCCTGCGAGTACCAGAACTATGTGGCAAACAACCTTGCTGTTATCAATGGCGAGGCCTACCCGTACATGACTACGGGCGGGGACTCTGGTGGGCGCCGCGGCCGTGTGGCTGTCGGCATCACAAAGGATGGTGAATGGCTCACCTATGGCTGCACTGATGGTACTGACGCTATTACCCCGGTAGATCTCCGCGCGGAGCTGGTAGAGCTCGACTGCGAGATCGGTATCATCATGGATGGCGGCCGGAAGGTCAATGTATATATCCGGCACGCCAATGTTCTGATGGAAGGCAAGGATCCGAGCCAGACTCTCATTCTGATCTGGCTGAATAAGGAGGAAAAAGACTTGAGCACTGTACGAAAGTATTCCCTAAAAAAGAGCGGCAGCCTGAAGTTGAGTGATAACTTCCGCGTGAGGGAGTTCGCCTGCAACGATGGCAGCGATGAAGTACTTATTGCTGATGAGCTGGTGGATGTCCTGCAGGAGATCCGCAATCACTTCGGCGAGGCCGTGAACATCACCTCCGGCTATCGGACAAGCTCCTATAACACGAAGGTCGGCGGCGCACCCAAGAGCCAGCACGTCAATGGTACTGCAGCGGACATCATTCTGTCCGGTGAGGTGGACCCTCTGGAGGTAGCGCAGTTTGCGGAGTTCCTGATGCCCAACCATGGCGGCATCGGTGTCTACCAGACCTTCACCCACATTGACGTCAGAGCAGCACGCAGCCGCTGGGATAGCCGCTCCGGCAAAGAGGTTGTTGTGTCTGGCTGGCCCGGCTATTCCCAGAAGTCTGAGGCAGATGTGGCTATCGACTGGATCACCGGCGCCGGCATTATGCTGGGGGACGGCGGAGATCTGATGCTGGAGCAACCCCTAACCCGAAAGCAGTTTGCTGTTATGCTGCGTCGGTACCACAAGGCTTTCCATGACCGCGATTTGGCGTAACCCAGTACACACTTTAGTACACACTCGCACTCCGCGTCACACAGCAACACTCCCTGTAAAGTTGCAAATTCTGCTTGTTACAACTTGAAATTGCAACAATTCAACCTCAAATATCCGGTTTCACTGGTTCGAGTCCAGTAGTCTCCACCATACGAAACCCTAGAGCCGCAACGGTTCTAGGGTTTCTCTTTTTGTCCAGTACACACTTTAGTACACACTTTTTCATTTTTCGCCGATTGCGGCCGCAAATGCCTGATCGGTGTAGTCTGCCGCCTTCTCCAAATCACCGGCCATCTGGTGGCCATAGACGCCCTCTGTGTCCATGTCCTTGCTGTGACCGACGACCATCTTTTTCAGTCCTGCAGGCATCTCTTTGTTTACGGAAATGAAGGTGTGCCGGAGCTCGTAGAGCGATGTTTTCGGGATCCCGTTGGCATCGCAGTACCTGCCCCATGCCCGGTAGTAGTTCTTGTGATTCAGACAGCTGCCGTCCTCCGCAGGAAACAGATACGGGGACAGAATCCCCTCCCGCTTCAGCATCGCTCGCTGCGCCTCCACCTCTGCCATCGCCATGGCGGAGAGCTGGATGGTTCGGCGGGCATTATTGTTTTTGCCCTGGGTGATCTCATTACGGACATTGATTGCCTGCCGGATTGTCAGCTTATTCCCACGGAGATCTCTCCGGACTTCAATGCCCCGCAGCTCGCCCGGCCGGAGACCGGTAAGAACCTCGAAACGGAAGGCATGGATATTCCAATCCTCCACCCTCTTCCGGCGGTACACGGTGGTGGTGACACTGAACAGAATCGTCAGGCCCTTCGGATGAACAATCTTCTTTTCTGGCTTTTTGGCGCCGGCCGGAATCGTCAGGCCTTCTGGGAACAGTCTGGTCTTGCCATGCTGTCTGCACCATTTCAGCCAGCTCATGATACAGCCGCGGACATCACGCAGCGTCTTGTCTGCCAGTTTATTCCTGGAGTAGGCAAGGTCAATTACGTCCTGCAGGTCGCCCTCGGTCAGCTTATTGATGCGCTTCATACCGATGACCGGCCGGATGTATAGCCGAATAAAACCGCAGTACTGGGAGGCGTGCCCGGTGGACTTTGTGTCCTTCAGATGCTGCTCGAACTCATCCAGCAGCTTTCCCACCCGGACGATCTCCGCCGTGGTCGGCTCCTCCAACCAGCGATCGGCCTTCCGCTCGGCGTCGGCCTTCCCTCTTTTGCCCGGCATGGTGCTGGTGAAAGTCTTGCGTTTGCCGTCAGTCTGGACGTTTATCTGCCAGCGTTTCCGGTCCTCAAACCATACTGCTTCACTTTTTCTTTTGGACATAATATCTCCTTTCATTCTTGCCACTGCGCCCCTTCTTGTGGTAGAATGAAAGGGCGTATTAGGGACTTCATATTGACTTTTCGTTCTTGTGGGGTTTCTTTGGTTCTATACTTTGGTCGGTAGGGAATCGATACGCTTGCCGCTCTGGTGTTGGTAGCACCGGGGCGGCGTTTTTATTAGCGTCTGGGCAAGAATCCCAGGCGTCATTTTTTTTGCTGGTACGGATGGATAAGATGAGTGCCAACTTCACGCTGGTGTTCCGCATCCAGAAATTCTGCGAAAGCGATAAGCTGTTCTTGCCTAGTCTTATCCAACGAGTTTGCTATTTCTGCTAGAATGCGAACAGTTCTCATCTCCGTCTCGAGGTCTGCCTCAACTGTATGGATAATCCGGAGCAAGGTGGAGTTCACATCTTCCCTCATTTTACTGTTCGGGGCATCACACTTGAAAATCAGGTATTCGCGATGCTCACCCTCATAGCTGACACCTTTGGCTAAGAGATCAACAACATTATTGATTGCCTCATCGCGTTTGGCCATGCTTTTTGTGATCGACTCCCAGTCTACACGATCCATGGGAACATCTTCACCCATAAGCCAAGCTTCATTTACAGACAGAGCCTCTGCAATTTTATAGATGTTTTTTTGTTTGGGCTCGTATTCACCAGATAAATATGTGCTGATAGATGATTTGCCAATCCCTGTCAAAGAAACCAATTCTGCCTGCTTCATATCGCGAATATCCATAGCGGCCTTCATGCGTTCTGCAATAGTTGCCATGTGATCACTCTCCTCGAAACTATTATATCCAAAAGTTCAGAAAATGCAACAAATAATTTGCTATAAAAAAATATTTGTTCACAAAGGCGAATTTTCCTATTGACAACCCCCTATATCTAGTGGTACGATGTGTTCAGAAACACGAACAGAGGAGGTATTATGATGGAATTTGACTACAGCCGCCTGCGCGGCCGCATTCGTGAGTGTTTCGGTACAGAGGCCGCATTTGCTGCAGAGATGCACATGGGAAGGGTCTCTCTGAGCCAGAGATTGAACAATATTCTCGAGTTTTCTGCTCCGGAGATGCTGTCTGCGTGCAATCTGCTCAACATCCCCACCGTTGAAATCCCTGCATATTTTTTTACCCTAAAGGTTCAGAAAGGCGAACCTTGCGGCAATGACGATGCAGGGGAGACTTCGTGAGATAAGGAGTGTGACAACATGACAAACGAAAATGCCCTAACCGCTGAAATTACCTATGACGGTCTGATCGGCGGCATCAAACTCAACGGCGAGGATTTCTCCCAGAGTGTATCAAGCATTACATACCGGCATCGAGCCGGGGAGCTGCCAGTCCTGATCCTGGAGCTGAATCCGGAGCACGCCGAGCTGAAGGCAGTCGTCGGCTCGGTCCTGCTGAAAGAAAAAACAGCTGACCCCGTACTTGCACTACAGGGCCAGCGTCCTCAAGAGTCTGTTTCAATTCCGACTTTGGAAATTACTCCTTATAACCAAGAGAAAATCCAAAGACACTTTCAAGAGCAATGCAAATCCCAGGAACATTGATTGTGCCACCGGAATAGGGCGTAATCGTGGCATCTACACAGTACAGAAACGTTTTCTCTTCCACATCTGCTTGTGAATCATCAGGCATTTTTGCAGACAGAGCCATCTCCAGCAGGTTCAGAGTTTTTGTTTCCCCAGCTGTTTCGATCACTTCCTCTGTGTCGCTGATTTTTGCGTTGCGGCAAGTAATCAGTCCCGCAGGGGTCAACAGGATCAGCTTACGTTCCTGAACACCATCTGTGAGAAACTTTGAAAAATCCGCAGAAGTAACAACAGACAGTCTCGCAACCAATTCTTCTTTAGACATCTTAAACATAGCAAAATTCACCTCCTTTCTGCCTCCAGTCTACCACCTGCAGAAAAGGAGAGCAACAATCCCTACCGACCAATTACGAACGAAAGGAGCACTTATGTGTAGAAAAGTAATTTACCGATTCCTTGACGGCCGCCTCCGACAGCTGGGTATGAACCAAGCAGACCTCGGCTATGCCCTCAAGTTGAGTCACACTGCCATCAGCAACCGCATGATTGGCAAGACGCCCTGGGACATCGACGAGATGTACCACGTGCTGGAGATCTGCCGGGCACAGCCCGAGGAACTCCACATCTACTTCCCACCCAAAGGAGGCAAAACCGCATGAGCCAGAAAAACGCAAAGCGTATCCGCAAAATCGAAGGGAAAGTCGATGCCCTGCAGTTAAAGTTCGA